ATGTGCTGCCCAACATTCCCTATGTGTTCATCGGCTGGGTGTTCCTCAAGCTGGGGACGGCCTACCGTCTGGCGGCAGGCAGTGATTTCGCCCATAAATTCATCGGGCTGGGTCAGACTGTCGGCGCAGCCTTTGCCGACTTTGCCCCCGGCCTTGCTCCCTTTGACTGGCTGGTGGGCATTGTGGGGGCGGTGGCGTTCCGTCTGCTGATCTGCTTCAAAAGCAAGAACGCAAAGAAATTCCGGCGTGATGAAGAGTACGGTTCAGCCCGTTGGGGATCTGAAAAAGATATACGCCCTTTTGTCGATCCCAAGTTTGAAAACAATATGCTGCTGACCGCCACGGAACGGCTCACCATGAATATCCCGCCAACGCCCGCAACCTCAATTTCTGCGGCATCGGCTCGTCCGGCTCGGGTAAGACCCGCTTTTGGCTCACGCCGCAGCTCCTGCAAGCTCATTCTTCCTATGTGGTGGTAGACCCCAAAGGGTCACTATAATAAGGATAGAAAGGTCGTGAAAATACAAAACAGGAGGTTACACACATGAGGAAGCAGGAGCAAAAGGGTAAAATCACAGCATTGTACGAAAGGTTATCTCACGACGATGGGCGGTCTGACGAGAGCGTGTCCGTAGAAAATCAAAAGCGCATCCTGGAGGACTACGCCCGAAAAAATGGCTTCACTAATGTCCGCCACTTCACCGATGACGGGGTGCGGGGAACGACCTTCAAGCGGCCCGGCCTGGACGCTATGGTGGACGAGATACGGGCCGGAAATGTGGCTACCGTCATTGTCAAAGACCAGAGCAGAATAGGCCGTGACGTGGTGGAGGTCGGCTTGCTCAAACGCACCTTTGACGAGTACAACGTCCGCTTTATCGCCGCCAATGACAACCTGGACACCGCCAATGGATTTGATATTATGTCCATCTTCCGGGATGTGATAAATGAGTGGTACGTTGCTGACACCAGCCGCAAAATCAAGACCGTTTTCAAGTCCAGAATGGAAAAGGGCCTGCGCTGTTCGGGGGCCGTCCCCTATGGCTATCTCGCCTCAAAAGAAGAAAAGGGCGAGTGGGTGATCGACGAGGAAGCTGCCGCCGTTGTGCGCCGCATCTTTCAGATGGTCATGGACGGTCAGAGCGTCAACGGCATCGCCCGAACGCTGCGGGCCGAGCAAATCCCCATCCCTTCCGAACACTGGAAGCGTATCGGCTGTCCTGTTCGAGCCAACAGCTACCGCGACCCCTACGCATGGTCTGCCACCACCCTGGGTTATATTCTTAAAAGGCCGGAGTACCTGGGGCGCAAGGTGCTGGGCAAGACTGTCTGTGAGAACTACAAGACTAAAAGCACCCGCAGGACAATGCCAGAGGAACAATTTGTATTTGAGGGAGCCGTCCCCGCCATCATTGACGAAGAAACGTGGCACAATGTTCAGCGTTTGCGGGAAACCAAGCGCCGGACACCCAAGCGGAGTAATGCCCCTAACCGTTTAACCGGACTGCTCTACTGTGCCGACTGCGGCGCAAAGCTGACCCACCACAACAGTCTTGTCCAAGGCAAGTACATTGACGATGCTTTCACCTGTTCCAGATACCGGGCACCTATGGAGGATTGCACCATTCACTATGTTGCCACGCAAAAGCTGGAAGCGGCGATCCTCTCCGCCATCCAGCGGATAAGCTGGTATGTCCGCAACAACGAGCAGGAGTTTGTTCAGCGGGTTCGAAAGGCATCCAGTCTGCGCCAGGAGGAAGCAGTCAAGGATTGCCGGAAACAGATTGTCCAGGCGAAGAAGCGCCACGCCGAACTGGACGGACTGGTGAAGAAGCTGTACGAGGCCAACGCCACGGGCAAGCTGCCGGATAAGCATTTCAGCCGTCTCCTTGCCGAGTATGACGAGGAACAGGCCGCGCTGGAAGCCTCCATGACGGAGTGGCAGGGCTTGCTGGACAACTGGAACGCCGACCGGGTGAGAATGACGGAGTTTATCGACCTTGCCAAGCGGTACACCGATTTTTCGGAACTGACTACGCCCATTCTCAATGAGTTTATCGAGAAAATCGTTGTCCATGAGGGCAACGGACGGGGAAAGCAGCGCCGTCAGCGGTTAGATTTCTATTTCAATTTCATTGGCGCGTTTGAGGTTCCCGCCGACATTGTGACCCCGATGGAGCAGGAGGAAGAACGCCGCCAGCAGGAGGAACAGGCAGAGAAAGAGGAACGCTCCCAGGTGCTTGCCCAGGTTCGGTATGAGAGGTACAAGCAGGAGCGCCGGGAGTTTACCGCGAGGAAGCGGGCGGGCCTGTTGACCCCGGAGGAACAGGCGGAGGAAGAACGGCGGTTAGAGCGCAATCGGGCCTATCAGCAGAAGCAACGCGACAAGAAAAAGGCCAGTCAGCCAGAGAAGCCTCGCAAACGCTCACTGAAGGAACTCGCCAAGCTGGATGGAGCCGATCTCACCCCGGAGGAAGCGGAGCGGCTTGCGGCGCACCGCCAGAAGAAAGCCGAGCAGCACAAAGCGTGGCGTGACAGGCAGAAGTCCGCACAGCCCCCGAAGCCCCAACAGCGGACGTTGAAAGAACTTGCCAGATGTGCCGAGGCAGGTTTGCCTCTCACCCTAGAAGAAGCGGAACGGCTGGAAGCCCATCGCAATCGGAAAAAGGCGGCTTTGCAGGATTTGAAAGCCCGCGCCGAAACCGACCCGGTAGCGGCGGCAGAGTTGGCGCAGCAGAGAGCGCAACAGTCAGAAGCGGTAAAGAAGTCCCGTCAGAAAATGTATGCGGACGCTGCCGCCGGAGATCCCGAAGCCCAGGCCCGGTATGAACGTATGCTTGCCGCGAGGCGGGAGAACTACCACAGGAAGAAACAGGCAGAAGCCGAAGCTGCTCAAGTCAGCTAACGTAGATACAGAAAACGCCAGGGACAACGATAGTCCGTGGCGTTTTTGTCATTACTGCCGTTCCAGCAAATCCATATATTTCTGACGTTCGCCCTCCGGGACTTTCAGCGCCGCCATAGCCTGTTCAATGGTCAGCCCCATCGTTTCCATGAGGTTTTTGATAGAGGACAAGATACCTTTAGCAACGCCTTTTTCCTCAACGCCCTTGCTCAAATTACACATGACCGACACCTCCCTTTCCATTGTCTGCGTCATTTGAATGTCGTAATCGTCCTGCAAAATTTTCCGCTTTTCCGCCTCGCTGGTTTCGTTGGAGAGAAGCACATCCAGCATCCGCAATACGCCGTCATAATTTGACCCATCCGGCCCGCCAAGGCACAGCATGATGATGGACAGCAAATCATAATTCCTGATGGGTTCTTTGCCCTCGCCGACCAGATATTCTTCCACCAGCCGATACCGGGTAATGGTGTTCTCTCGATACTGCGGCGGTTTCATGCAAATCCAGATGGAGTAGACCTTCTTGATTTTCTCATAATGGGAGCCAGTGAACTCCCTGCCGTACTGGGAAGAAATCATGCGGCAACAGTAGTATATGCCACGCTTTATCAGCGGATAGCCGGGGTAAAAATCGTTCTGGGCCTCCACGTTGATGATGAGGGCAATTTGTTCCTCGGAGTCGGGAACGATGGCGCGGAAGCGAATGTCATAGGTGACTGTCCCCTCGCGCACCGATTTGTCCTCGGTGTCCATGCCGCTGATGACTGTGCCACCCTCGTCCGGCAGCACCGGGACGGCGGACACCTGGGGTTGGCCCTCAATGTACTTCTCGGCAATATCATTGACATCGCAATCCTTGTATTCTTCCAGGCAGGACTTCATAATCCGCGCCAGGATTGCCTTTTCAGACAGGACACGCTTACAGGCGGCATCATAACCCGCGCTGTCATCTGTGACGTGCAGTCCCTGGGCGATTGTCGTTTTGAGCTCCACCATCCTCACCTTCTTTCGTTTCATTCTACCACAGCTTTGCCAGCGCGTCCACTTCTTTTTTGAAAAGAGTTGCGTATGGCGTATACACGAGAGAGATATGGAGGTGCAGTGACAGAAAAAATTTATCTTAACAGGGTTGCTTTTGGGAATTTGATATGCTATACTATAAAAATCCAAGCAAAGGAGTTTATCAATATGCGGCAAGGTATTCTTAAATAAAATTTGATAATGGGAACAAAGACAAACGTCCTCAAGGAGAGGGCTTGGTTTTTGTACCCAATTTAAGAATACTTTTGCCTTTTCATTTCATATCGTGATAGACAACGGCCAGCCTTGGCCGCAGTTTTCATGTGTGTCCTACCTATCATCCCCAGCGGTAAAAGTATTTGTCGCTGGGGATTTTTGCGCCCTTCTGGGCCTTGTATGGAGGACAATCATATGAAAATCATCAATATTGGCATTCTTGCTCATGTAGACGCAGGTAAGACGACCTTGACGGAGAGCCTGTTATATACCAGCGGAGCAATCGAGGCGCCCGGCAGTGTGGATCAGGGAACAACGAGAACGGACACCATGTTTTTAGAGCGGCAGCGTGGAATCACCATTCAAACGGCGGTCACTTCCTTTCAGTGGCACGATTGTAAGGTCAACATTGTGGATACTCCTGGGCATATGGATTTCTTAGCGGAGGTCTATCGCTCCCTTGCCATTCTTGACGGAGCGATTTTGGTTGTTTCTGCAAAAGACGGCGTTCAGGCGCAGACCCGTATTCTGTTTCATGCTCTGCAAGTAATGAAAATCCCAACTGTTATCTTTATTAACAAAATCGACCAGGACGGGATTGACCTGCCAGGTGTGTATCAGTCTATCCGAGATAAGCTCTCCGCAAATATGATTATTAAGCAGAACGTGCAGCTTTCCCCGGATATATCCATCATGGAAAACATGGGGCTGGAGAATTGGGATACCGTGATTGCGGACTGTGATGAATTGTTGGAGAAATATATTGCCGGAGAACCAATGGACAAAGAAGAACTTCTGCGGGAGGAAAACAGGAGAATCCAAAGCGTCTCTCTGTTTCCGGTCTATCATGGCAGTGCCAAGGTAAACTTGGGAATCCGACAACTCATTGAAGCGGTCACAGATACATTCCAATCACCCACCGGGCAGAACAGCTCTGAATTGTGCGGAACTGTGTTCAAAGTTGAGTACGCAAACCAGAGCCAACGCCTTGCCTATCTGCGGTTGTATAGCGGTACGCTTCATTTGCGGGATTCCGTAGCCTTGGCAGGGAAAGAAAAACTGAAAATTACGGAAATGCGTATCCCCTCAAAGGGTGAGATTGTCCGAACAGAGATTGCCCATGCGGGCGAGATCGTCATTGTACCCTGCGACAGTTTGCGGCTGAATGATGTGCTGGGAAACAAACTGCTGCTGCCCCGTGAAACGTGGAGCGACAATCCTCTCCCTTTGCTGCGGACAACAATTGCACCAGAGAAACCAGAACAGAGGGAACGCTTGTTAAACGCCTTGACAGAAATTGCGGATACCGACCCGCTTCTGCGCTATGAAGTAGACGCTGTGACCCATGAGATCATTCTCTCCTTTTTGGGCCGGGTACAATTGGAAATTATCTCTGATCTTCTGGTGGAAAAATATCAGCTCAACACAACTGCAAAAGAACCTACCGTCATCTATATGGAGAGGCCATTGAAAGCGGTAAGTCACACCATTCATATCGAAGTGCCGCCCAATCCATTCTGGGCGTCCATCGGGCTGTCCGTCACCCCTCTCCCCCTTGGCACCGGAGTGCAGTATGAGAGCAAAGTTTCCGTTGGATACTTGAATCAGAGTTTTCAAAACGCTGTATTGGATGGTATCCGCTACGGTCTGGAACAAGGCGTGTATGGATGGAAGGTAACGGACTGTAAAATCTGTTTTGAGTATGGGCTTTATTATAGTCCGGTCAGCACTCCCGCAGACTTTCGGTCATTGGCACCTATTGTATTGGAGCAGGTGTTGAAAAAGGCGGGGACGCAGCTATTGGAACCATATCTTTCTTTTACACTCTATGCGCCGCAGGAATATCTCTCCAGAGCTTATCATGACGCACCAAAATATTGCGCGAGTATTGAAACGACCCAGGTTAAAAACAGCGAGGTGATTTTTACTGGCGAAATCCCTGCCCGCTGTGTGCAAGAGTACCGCAATGACCTCACCTTTTATACAAACGGGAGAAGCGTTTGTTTAACAGAATTGAAGGGGTATCAAATCGCCAGCGGCGAACCAGTTTTTCAGCCACGCCGCCCAAACACCCGGATTGATAAGGTGCGCCATATGTTCAACAAAATTCTCCCATCAATGATGGACTTATAAAATCCCTTTGGAACAAAGGGCGCACTTCTATACATGGTCTGCGACCATGTATCGTGCGCTCTGCGAGGCTACGGCCCGGACTTCCGAAAGTCCGGGCCGTTTGCGTCGCTCCGCTCCGTACAAGGGGCTGCGCCCCTTGCGCCGCTTTGCGGCTATCCCTGCGCCCTCGCTGGAAAGGTACATCCGCTCTGCGTCTGCACCTTTCCAGCGAGGCTAAAACCGAATACCGTTACCCTTGACCGTTTACCCGACACAGCAGGTAGACGGTCTTTTGTTTTGCCAAGAAGGAGGTCAAACACGATGGACAAGTCACGCGAAGAATTAGAGAAAGAGTATGCTGAGGCCACCGCTAAGTTGGAGCAGTACCAGCACAGAGGCCAGCGGTATGAGAACCGCATCCGCTACTACACCCAAGGCGAAAGGAAGAAGCGAAACCACCGACTTATCACCCGTGGCGGAGCGGTGGAGAGTATCGCCCCGGAGGTGCGCGGCATGAGCGAAAGGGCCTTTTTTCTTTTGATGGAAAAGGTCTTTTCCCTGCCGGAAGTTGCCGCCCTGGTGAGCCAAGCCACTGACCAGCAGGAAAGCGGATAATTGGCCCTGTTCCATCTCCACGTTACCCAGGTCAAACGGAGCGCGGGACAGTCTGTTGTCACGTCCGCCGCCTACCGAGCCGGGGAGAAATTGTATAGCGAATACTATGGCGAGGTCAGCGACTACACCCACAAGGGCGGCGTGGTCTGCACAGACATTCTCCTGCCGCCCCAGGCCCCCAACCAGTACCAAGACCGCGCCACCCTCTGGAACGCCGTGGAGAAGGCCGAGCGCGGCAAGAAAGCCCAGCTTGCATATAGCTTTGACATTGCCTTGCAGAACGAGTTTTCATTGGAGGAAAACATCGCTCTTGCAAGGCAATTTGTTTCGGAGCAGCTTGTGGGCCGGGGCATGATTGCCGACTTTGCCATCCACCAGCCGGACAAGGAGGACGGCGGTATTCCTAACCCGCACTTTCATGTTCTCTGCCCCATCCGGCCCATTGAGCCAGACGGCAAATGGGGGTGCAAGCAGCGCCGCCGCTACCGTCTGGACGAGGACGGGAACCGCATTATGGGAGAGGACGGCAAGCCCCTCTTTGACGCTGTTCCCACTACCGACTGGGGAAGCCCGGAAACACTGGAACATTGGCGGGAGGCGTGGGCCGCTATGGTGAACGCCAAGTTTGAGGAAAAGGGGCTGACCTGCCGCATCGACCACCGCTCCTATGAGCGTCAGGGCCTTGACCTGCTGCCCACCGTCCATGAGGGCGTGGCCGTCCGCCAGATGGAGGCCAAGGGCATCCCCACCGACAAGGGCGATCTGAACCGCTGGATAAAAAAGGCCAACAACATTCTGCGGGATATTCGGAAGAAAATCGCCGGCCTGACGGATTGGATTAAGGCCATAAAAGAAGAATTGAGCAAGCCCCAGGCCCCGACCCTTGCCGCCCTGCTGACCGACTACTATGAGGGCCGGAACGCCGGAGCATGGAGCCGCAACGCCAGGATTGGAAATCTTAAAGGTTTTGCCGAGGCCATCAATTTTCTGACCGAGAGGGGCATCGCTACGCTGGAAGATTTAGAGACCCATATCGCCGCCCAGAGTGAACGAACGGAGGCCATCAACACATCCATGAAAGCGAAGCGTGACCGTCTGAACGAATTGAAGGAACTGCTTCGCCTTGTTGACCTCTACCGAGACACCAAGCCCGTCTATGACGAGTTGCAGGGTATCAAGTGGAAGGGCAAGCGGGAAAAATTCGAGAGGGAGCATGAGAACGAGTTGAGGACGTTCCACATGGCCCGCCGGAAGCTGGACAAGCACCGTTCCCCTGCTGGTAAAATCCCCGTTCATGCGTGGGAACAGGAACAGGCGAGGCTTCACCAGGAGTACACAGCCGAGTATGAGCAGTACAAGCCTATCCAAGACGATTTGCGGCGGCTTCAACAGGTGAAGCGGAACGCCGATGCTGCCATACACCAGCAGGAGCAGACCCAGCAGAAACGCCGGGAGGTGGAGCGGTGAACGGCATTCCCCGACTGACCTACCAGCAGTACCGAGCCGTCCGGCGGCTGGTGCATGACTGCTGCAATTATGACGGCGGCAACTGTCTTGCTCTTGATGACGGCTGGGAGCCTTGTGTCTGCGTCCAGAGTATCACCTATTCCCTGGTCTGTAAATGGTTCCGCGCCGCCGTCCTGCCAACAGACAAGGGGTTGTGTGCCGCCTTGCTCCACCGAGGACAGGCGCGGCCCTGTGCCGAGTGCGGGGCGATGTTCGTGCCGCGCTCCAATCGGGGCAAATACTGTGACGAGTGCGCCGCCAATGTGCGCCGGAGAAAGAAAGCTGCCAGCGAACGGGAACGCCGCAGGCGTGGACATTTAGAGGCTGAAAAGCCTTGCAATCAGGGGGCTTGTGGACAGTCCTCAAAGGGGGACTAATACATTCCCCTTCCCCCACTCCAACGTGGGCGGCAAAATGGCGCTCACGTGGATTAACTTTGATGAATGATGAAAGGAGAGCCTATGACCTACGACCCCAGCATGACGATCACCAGCACCATCCCCGCCCCGGAGGGGAGCGACAGCACCAGCAGAGAGGGCAAGGCCATCCCCCTGCCCGTGATGGCGGGCGGCAACGCTTCACCCGCCCCGGACGTACCGCCACCCGATATGGTAAAGACCGTTGGCGGTACGACCTTTGATATTTATTTCCATTTCAGCCAGACCAGCCGGGAAACCTTTACCGACAAGGTACTGCGCCTTATTCAATCCGATGTTGTAACCTCATAAAAATAATTTACTTTTTTCTCTATCCTTATTGACAAAACCCGAAGGGCGGCGTGCTGGGGCAGGTGGGCGCATTTTTGCAAAAGCGGGGCTACAAAATTAAGGTGTTCAACAGCATTGATTTTTCAAAATCCATGCACTATAACCCGCTGGCGTATATCAAGACCGAGGCGGACATTCTAAAGTTTGTCAACGCCCTCATTTCCAACACCAAGGGCGAAGGCAAGGAGGGCGACCCGTTCTGGACGAGTGCGACTCGTTCGCTGACGGTAAAAAGTCAGCGGACAAACAACAAAATACCGTTGTTTGGATAACTGGTAATTCGACAGGTGGAATGACGGGGTAACGCCCTGAAACGCCTGCCCTCGGTGGGCGTGCATCGGCAGCAAAGCCAGTGTACGAAGCCCCACGACAACGGCTGAGAGCAACCGTAGCCGCCGCCAACGGCGGCCGAAAGCGGCCTGGAGGCAGACTGTGTTGCCTATATGCCAAGGGTCTACAAAATACCCATGGTTAGAATGTTCACCGTAGCGGGCGAACTGACGAATCCGCGAATGTACGGGTCTATAAGAAGACCATATAGAAATGTATGGGTGCGTTTAAGCGCAGCCGGTGTGGTTTAGTAGAAATTGGCCCTACGAACGACCATGTTGTGTTACAGGCACAACCCCGCCGGCAGGCTCATAGTGGAAACCTAAAGGTATAAATGCACAGATAGAATTACCGGAACGAGGAAAGGCAGCGGCTTCCTTAAGGAAGAACCTGACGAAGAACAATAAGCAGGTGAACCGCTGCTGAAAAGTAGTGATCGAACCGAAGAAGTCCCTGTAATGGGGATGGAGGAATGGTCACAAGTCGAATTGTGGAAACAGGCATTATTCAATCCAATCATAAGGATTCGAGTAAGACCAAAAGGGTCACTTTTCTCAAACGGGAGGTGATGCCTTATGCCAAAAGAAAGGAAAAAAGTCCTGTGTATGGACGCCCAGCGGCACGCCGAGTATTACGGTATGCAGCAGACATTTGACGAACTGTATGCCAAAAGCAAAGCCGGAGAAGTATTCAACGGCCTGATGGAACTGGTCCTAAGCCCGGACAACATCATGCTGGCATACAGGAATATCAAAACCAACACAGGCAGCTACACAGCAGGAACAGATAAGCAGAATATCGGTGACATTGGACGGCTTCCACCGGCTGAGGTCATCGGTAAGGTCAGAAAAATTGTCACAGGCAGCGAACACGGCTACCGTCCCAAACCAGTGCGCCGGAAGGACATCCCAAAGCCAAACGGAAAAACCAGGCCGCTGGGTATTCCCTGCATCTGGGACAGATTGGTGCAACAGTGCATCAAACAAATCCTGGAACCCATCTGTGAAGCTAAGTTCAGCAACAACAGCTATGGGTTCCGCCCGAATCGGTCAGTGGAGCACGCAATCTCCCGTACTTACTCCCTGTTACAGCGGGCGCATTTACACTATGTTTTGGAGTTTGACATCAAGGGATTCTTTGACAATGTGAACCACAGCAAACTAATCCGACAGCTTTGGACGCTGGGTATCCAGGATAAGCAGCTTCTATTCGTAATCAAGCGGATTTTGAAAGCGCCTATTCGTATGCCGGATGGCAGCACGGTATATCCAACAAAAGGAACACCGCAGGGTGGGATTATCTCCCCGCTGCTGGCAAACGTGGTGCTGAACGAACTTGACCACTGGGTGGATAGCCAATGGGTAGAACATCCCGTAGCAAACCGTTACGGCACGCATCGAATCATCCGTACTTCGGAGGTCTTTGACAAAAGTAAAGGCTACCAGAAAATGCGGGAGACAAACCTCAAGGAAATGTTCATCGTGCGCTATGCGGATGACTTCCGTATCTTCTGCCGAAATCGTGAGGACGCGGAGAAAACCATGGAGGCTGTTACAAAGTGGATTACCGAGCGACTGAAACTGGAAGTCTCTCCCGAGAAAACACGCATTGTCAACGTCCGTAAGCGATATTCTGAGTTCCTTGGTTTCAAAATCATGGTGTACCGCAAGGGTGAAAAGTATGTCGTGAAGTCCCATATCTGTGACAAAAAGCTACACTTGGAAGAAAGCAAGCTGGTGGAACAGGCAAAGCGCATCGCAAAACCAGTCCATGGGCGAACACAACCGGACGAAATCGGCCTGTTTGACGAAATGGTGCTGGGTATCCAAAGCTACTACAGGATTGCTACCTGTATCAGTCTGGACTGCCGAAAAATCCACCGCAGAGTCATGACAGTGCTGACCAACCGTTTGAACACGGAATCCGGCTGCCAGCTCGCCCGGGAGGGCGGTGCCATGACGGACAGCGAAAAGGAGCACTACGGTGCTTCCCAAATGGTGCGGTATGTGTCCGGTATCAACCGACCAATCTACCCCATTGCGTTCATCAAGTATAAAACCGCAATCGGTATCAGCGCCGCCGTCTGCTGCTTCTCTCCGACGGGACGGAAAAAGATACACGATAATCTGGAGATGGATACGACCCTGTTTGCATATCTGCGGGAGAATCCGCCACAAGGACACAGTTTGGAATATGCTGATTGCAGGCTCTCCCTGCTGTCAGCTCAAAAAGGCAAGTGTTCCGTCAGCGGCGAGTTGTTTCTGAATCCGGACAACATCGTGTGTCACATGAAAGTTCCAAAGGAGCAAGGTGGTCACGAGCGATACAGCAATCTGGTGCTGCTCCACAGTCGGTATCTTCCTTTGCTGACCGACCAAGACACTGCCGCTCTCAAGAGCATGTGCAAGCAACTGACTGTAACAAAAAAACAACTGACCAAAATCAACAGCCTGCGTACTGCTGCAAAACTGGTAGCAATCTAAGAAAGCTTTCTATTGGTGATTGATTAAATGCCTGATAACACAATCGATGGAACGCCGGATGCGGTGAAAGTCGCATGTCCGGTGTGGAGTGGGGGAAAATCCAGCGATTACTTCAAAGGATTACCTATCACTATAGGCGGCATTTTTGACCACGAGTGGACGGCGAAGGGGCAGGCGGCGCGCATCTACCGCACGGAGATCGTGGAGGAAGAGGGCGTTTGCTCGCAGGGCGAGGGGCGCTGCTATCTCAAGGGCTATGCGTATATGCTGCGCGGCGGCGAGAATGATGCGCTGATCGCGCAGATCGAGGGCGGCATCAAAAAGGAAGTGAGCGTGGGGTGCAGCGTGGAAAGGTGCGTGTGCTCCATCTGTGGTGAGGACATCAACACCTGCGCGCACAAAAAGGGCGATGTGTACGGCGGCAAGGTGTGCTGCGCGGAGCTTGTGAACGCGCAGGACGCGTATGAGTGGAGCTTTGTAGCGGTGCCGGCGCAGCCGAGAGCGGGCGTTTTGAAGCGCTGCGGCGGAGAGGACGCGGGCACGCTCAAGACGCTCGTCAAGCGGCGCGGATCAAGAGCGAACCAGAGGGAGCTTGAAAGCCTTGAAAAGCAGGCGGAGGTCGGTAAGCGCTACTTGAGTGAGCTGCGCGGCGAGGTGAAGCGGCTGATGCTCGTGTGCGAGCAGGAGGCGGATGGCGAGGCCATTGAAAAGCTCGCGGAAAAGCTCGACGAGAGCGAGCTCAAGGAGATGGAGAAGCTGTATCGCGGGAAGATGGCGAAAAAGCTGGGGCTGCGCACGCAGCTCACTTACGGCGAGAAGACGAGAGCGGCGGAGGACGAGAGCGACTTTCGCGTGTGAAAAGGAACAAAAAGCAGCGGCGCTTTTTGGATAGAACAACAGATCAAGGAGGAACGGTATGAGCATTTCTTATGAGGGCATCGGCGAGTGGTGCGCAACGTTTGGCTGCGGCGCGGTCAGCGAGGGCGACATTGTGAAGGTGAGCGCGAACGGCACGGTGGGCAAGTGCACGGCGGGCGACGGCTTCTGCGGCGTGGTGCGCGCCGTCGCGCATGACGGCAAGGCCTGCACGGTGCAGCTCGGCGGCCTTGCGAGCGTGAAGTACAGCGGCACGGCGCCTGCGGTAGGCTACGCTGAGCTGATGGCGGATGGCTCGGGCGGCGTGAGCAAGCCGGGCGAGAACCAGAACGGCAGCAGCTATCTTGTGCTGAGCGTGGACAGCGCGGCGAACAAGGCTGTCATCAAGCTTTAAGGAGGAGAAGGACAAATGGCTTATCAGTATGAAAATGTGAAGCTCGAAAAGGGCATGTACGGTCAAAGCGGCAAGAGCTTTCTGAAGGTGCTCGAATCGCTCGACCCGAGCGAGAACTACAAGGGCACGGCGCTCGAGGGACTCGACGCCTTCCAGCGCCA